ACGGATCAAGGAGGTACTTGTTGATCAACGAAAGGGAAGATTGTAACCGGATGATGGATATGCGCGAGTTCATGACGCTGATGCATTGCAAGCGGCTGACCGTGTATCGCTGGCGCAAGCAAGGGAAGATCCCGAGCGTCGTCGTCGGGCGGAAGGTCCTCTTCAAGCGGAGCGACGTCGAGCATTTCCTGAACGAGAATACGCTCGACAAAGTCTCCCGCGTGGAAGCGGGGCTTGTATGCCGTTGACGCCCGATCAGGTGCGCGCCGAGGTTCTTTCATGGATCGACGCGCAGCTCAAGGAAAAACGTTTCGGTTCTTTCGGGATCGAGATCAGGATGCACGAAGGCGTCCCGGTCTCGGTCGAGAAGCGGGACTGCGTGTCGATCAAGTATCATGAGGGTTAGGCGAAACGGCCGGGAGCTATTCCAGGCCGTTTTTTGTTTACGGTTCCCAGGAAAGGTTTATGACCTTGACCCTGAACCCATGGAGCATCGCGGATGCTTTGTATGGCGGCGTGCCGTTACCCGGAACGGTGAAATCAAGAACGCATGAATCTTTCATGTCGCAGTCGACCGCGTACAGAAACGCGTGACAAAGCGTTTCGACGTTCTTGACCGGATTTCTGATACCGTTCGCAATCCACTTGTGGTAAAGCCCGCTTGAGACGTGGACAGGCGTTTGTATACCAAGCAGGCAGGCAGTTTGCGATACGTCGATAGTGGTAACGCCCCAATCCTCGAGTACTCGCGGATACAGGAACAAGTCTTCCGGCCAGTACATCGACTTTGAACCTTTTTGCTCAAACCTGCTTTCCTCGCGCTCGTACGTTTCGACGCGCTCAATTTCGATTAATGCAAGGTCACTCATACAAAACTCCTTTGGTCCGGACCGAGATATCAAAGCTGTAAAGACATGATGTTATTAAATAAAAAACGCGGACCGCGCCCTTTATTTTTCTCCCGGGGGACGAAAAAAAACTCTTGGCCAGTGCCGGGTTCACGCAAGGCCGGCCCGTAGCGAAGCGAAGGGACGCTTGCCATGGCCTTGCGGGGTTCCGGCACTGGTCGCATAATCCGACCTCCCCCGGGAGAAAAATGCAGGCGGGCTAGCTCAACGCAATGCGAAGGATTTGTATTTATTTCGACAACGAGCGTTTGATTGTCGAAAAAATAGACCATTTCGATTCAATCAATCACGGATACATTGATCTCGATAAACGGCTGAACAGTTTGCGGCTTTTAGCGAGTAGGGACGCTTGGAGGCACAGACGGGGAGGTAACGGAATCATGAAGAAACCGTATTTGACGCTTGAGAGTATCAGCAAGGCGGTTGCCTTTCTCGAGAAGCGAAAAGCGCATGCGGCCGAAACCGGTAACGATGAGTGGGTTGGCGAATACGACAATGCCGTCAGAATTATCCGGGGCCTCTGCACCTTGGAGCTTTCCGGGGAAGCTAAGAAAACGGCGCGGTAGGACGCGAGGGGAGGTGATTCATTTCCGAGGTGTGGGAGAGACAGGATGATGAGACGAACGCGGCATGGAACGCCTTCTGTCTTTATCGGGATCATGGAAGGGACCGGGGAATCCTGAAGGCGCTCGCGCTGAACGGGATTCCCTCTTCCCGCTACGGAGTGTGGTGCAAGTGGTCGGCGAAGTTCGACTGGGTGAAGCGTTGCGGCGCGTACGACACGTACCTCGATGGGCTGAAGCGCGCGGAACGGGAACGGGAGTTCGCTGAGCGCGAGAAGATGTACCAGCGGATTACCGAGAAGGTCTTGAGCATCGTGGAGAAGCGGCTCGAGAAGTTCGACCCCGATGAGCTGAGCCAGGTCAACGTGATGGATTGGCTCAAGAACTCGATCGACATCGAGCGCGCCTTGTTCGGAAAGAGCGACTCGGGTGACGGGGAAGAGGGCAAGGATTTCAAGGGACAGCTCGAGATCAATTTCGTGAACGACTTTGAAGGGCTGTGATGATCGCGCTACTTGAGTACGTTTTCCGGCCAACAAGGGTACAGCGAGCGGCGCTTCGCCTCCTGAAAGCGGGCGCGAAGCATATCCTCCTTTTCGGGGGATCGAGAAGCGGAAAGACGACGATTCTCGTGATCGTTATCATCTACCGCGCCGTTCGGTACTCGGCATCCCGGCATTTGATCTGCCGTTTGCGGACGAAGGATGCGCGAAGCTCCGTCTTGCACGAGACGCTCATTCCCTGGCTCGAGAAGATCGTCGGGAAGAACCGCTTCACGTACGTCGTTCACGATAACTATATAAAGCTTTGGAACGGATCGGAAATATGGATCGGCGGGCTCGGCGACAAGGAGCAGGTCGACAAGATCCTGGGACACGAGTACAACACGATCTATTTCAACGAGGTGAGTCAGATTTCCTACGCGGCGGTGAACGTCGCGTATAGCCGTCTTGCGATGAACATACCGGGATGCAGAAACCTGTTTCTGTACGACTGCAATCCCGCGAGCCCGATGCATTGGGCATACAAGGTGTTCATCAGGAAGATCGAGCCGCGAACGGATACGCCGCTTCCGAAGCCGGAACTGTACGCCTCGATGCTGCTGAATCCGCAGGACAACGCGGAGCACCTAGCCGCCGATTACATCGAGGATATCCTCGATACGATGCCCGAGAAGCAGAAGGCGCGATTCCGGGACGGGCTCTGGGTGAAGGCCGAGGGCGTCGTCTACGAGAAGTTTACCGAGGACATGATCCTCAGCGTTGAAGATATGCCTAAAAGATATGATTTCGTGACGGCTGGGCAGGACTTCGGGCTCAACATTACGAACGTGAAGGTCGGATGGATCGGCGACACGGTGTACTTGATCGCCGATCACGGGGCATACAACGTGCCGACGAGAACCTTCAACGAGGAATTGATCGAGCTGGGCTGGTACCGGAACAAGGATGGAACGACGGGAGTTTTTCCCAATTTCTGCGATCCGGCGGGTGGGGAGAGGATACAAGAGATTACTGGCGGCGTGAAGGCGAACAACTCCGTCGAGCCGGGAATCGATTACATAAGCGCGCTCATGGAACGGGGCAAGTTCTACGTGAGCGCGGCCTGTACGGGCGTATTGCTCGAGATCAGCGATTACGCACGGGACGAGTCGAACCAGATCGTGAAGGTGAATGACCATTACATGGACGCGATGCGATACGCGATTTTCAGCCATGTTCAGTACGGTGTCGTGTGCGTGTGACGCGCGTAAATATAGCGCAAGAATCGCGCGAAAGTGACGAAAAAAGAAGGAGAAAACAATTAAAAATGTAATAAACCACCCTACAGGAGGAGCCTGCCAATTCTCGAAAGCCCGCGTCGGAAACGGTACACAGAAGGAGTGTCGGGCCTGATGCGCGTTGGAACCTTGCTGTCCGGGATACGAAAAGCGCTCGAAGGTTTTTCTGTTGCGGCCCAAAAAGCGGATGAAGACCCCTGGGGTAACGATACGCTTTCTGAGGCAATGCAAGGACCCGGATACCATGATTACTATTTGACCCATGCATGGGTCAATATCGCGATCGGCATTCTCATGCGAAATATCGGTCGGACGGAGTTCACGATTGTCAGGAACGGGAAGCCCGTAACGGACGGTCCCGTAGTGCGCCTCTTCAGCGAGCCGAATCCGCACTTGAGCGGATTCGATCTCTGGAAGGAAACGGGCGCGTGGTGGTCTCTCGAAGGCGAGGCGTTTTGGTATTTCGGGAACGACTACGCGGGAGGATTGCCCGAGGCGATCCACATCCTGAATCCGCGCCGAGTTACCATGCGCGTCGAGGATGGGCGGGTCATCCGCTGGTTCTACTCGAGCGACGCCGACATAGTCCCGATCCTGCCCGACGAGGTGATCCACTTCCGCGACTGGAATCCGTGGAATCCCTGGCGGGGCGTATCTCCGCTCGTCTCACTCAAGTACGAGCTCGATCAGGATTCATGGGCAAACCGATCAAATACCGACCTTCTTAAGCATAACGCGATTCCACAGGGAATACTCAAGACAGATCAGCTTATCCGGGAGGAAGAGGCCGATCTGATCGAAGCCCGATGGGAGCGGAAGTACGGCAAGGACTCGAAGAACCGGAAGATCGCGGTGATAGGGAAGGGAACCGAATTCAAGCCCCTGACTTTCTCGCCGGACGTCCTGAAGCTCTTCGACCTGAAGCGATGGAATCTCTACACGATCCTCGCGAAGTACGGCATCCCTCCACGGGTGGCGAACATACAGGACGCGAAGGCGAACCTTTCGGGCACCGATACCGAGAACCAGCACGCGGCGTTCTGGAAATACACGTTGATTCCCGTACTCAAGAACTTCGAGATGGTAGTGGAAACGCAGTTTTTCAGGCGATTCGCGCTCAATGAGCGCGGAAAGTTCGATCTTTCTTGCATACCTGAATTGCAACGAAGCGAGGACGAACAGTCGAAACGCGACATTGCCGAAATCGATGCCGGCCTTAAAACAATCAATGACGTCCTCGCCGAACGCGGCAAACCTCGGAAAAGCTGGGGCGATACCTGGTATCGCCCGGGGAACGTCGTTCCCGTCGATAATACCAATTCGGAACCATGAGGAACCTGACATGAGAATACAAAAGGTCGTGATGGTTGGTTTCAGCGAGAGAACAAAATTGATCTTTGCACCGTTAGTGAAGCAGCTGTATCGCGTAGAAAGCTTTGTCTGCTGCAGGACGATAGATGAGTTGGCCGAGCATACGGACATGGTCGATTCCCTGTTTATGAGCGCCTCGTATCTCGGGTTTGAGTGCGAGTCCATTATCGCCCGGATCAGGACCATGAGGCCGCGGGTTCAGATCGTCGTTCTCGCCATGCATTCAATGAGCAACTACATCGGCATGTACCTCATACGAAGCGGCGTCGATATCCTCTTCGCGAACGTCGACGACTCGAACGAGTTCATGAAACTCCAAGACGCCGTTGAGAACAATCTCAAGTACTACCCGCCGAACGTTCGCGAGGCGTTCAATGACTCGAACCTCAATTCAATCGAGAGACGCATCAGGATGCCCGCGCGGGAGACCGAGTGTCTCAACCTCACGATGAAGGGATTGTCAGTAAAGGAGATTGCCGAGGAAATGAACATCTCGATCGGAAGCGTGGGGAATCTGCGCAAACGGACCATGCAGCGCATCGGCGCCCATTCGTTCATCGAGATGGTTCATCTTGCCTTCATCTATACGTTCTCGACGAAAGGAGGGTGCGAATATGTTGTATAGAATCAAGGGTTCTCCCAGTTTTGTGTCCGCCGATCGAAAGGCCTTTGCCGAATTCCTGAAGCTTCAAGCAAGCGAAAGTGGAAAGCTCAAAGAGCCTGTGGAGATCGTGATGGCAGGGTATCTCGCTAAGCAAGCAGACGCCGATGGCGAGTGGCTCCCTTGGGTCTTCTCGACTTACGACAATGACCGCTTCGACGAGCGCGTCGATCCCGCAGGATGGGAGCTTGACCGCTATAAGGAAAATCCCGTCGTGCTTTGGGCGCACTGCCACTCGATACCGGCGATCGGACTCGCGGATAGCTTGACCGCCACGGACAAGCTCGCGGGTCGCATCAAGTTCAACGCGAAGGAGATCGACGAGTTCGGCTGGTCGATCGGCGAGCGCGTGAAGGCGGGCGTGATCCGCGCGGGAAGCGTCGGAATGCTCGTCAAGGAGATCGAGTGGATCGACCACAAGAAGAACCCGGAGGAACCTTGCGACCTCATCATCAGGAAGCAGGAGTTACTCGAGTTTTCAATCTGTAATGTTCCGGCGAATCCCTTCGCCTTGCGCGATGAGGACTCGCAGAAACAGAAACGAACCGGCGCCCCTACCGCCCGTTCAGTTCAAGGCGGCCATTGGCCGCTTCCTATCATTAACTGAAACGGAGGACGACAAGGGAGACGTGATGCTTCAAACACTCA